ACACTTTTTACTTTTGTCTTTGGATTAGTCACATCAATGACATGACGAATCTTAGGCATTGTATTAAAAAACTCAGTCACTTTTTCAAACTGATCAGAGGTCATCTGGTCAATAAATGTATCTAGTTCATCATCTGTAATATCAACTTTGTTGTATATATCCTCACCATAATGAATTTCTCTCACACAGTTCTTTAACATATGGAACACTTGGTCAAGTTCAGTGGCACCTGACATCATTCCAACCACATCAGATAACAAAGGATACCTAAAGACAATTTTGATATCACTACCAAGGTCCACTTCTTGACTATGTTCAAGGGACATTTGAACACCAATGTCCTCAATGTTAATCTTCTTCACTACCGTAGTTTCGCCGTCGTCAGGACATGTAATCCTAACCTCAACAGTTTCACCAACGGCCTTCGAACGAATCTGTAAGAAAAGATATTCAACATCAAACATGGGTGTTGATTTAGGATCAACTTTTCCGAAAGTGCAACTTTGCACAATATCACCCATAGCGTTTGCCATTTGCGTATCTTCACCAGACTCTTGTGCCATCATAAGAATCTTTTGCTCTCGTACAAGGAATGGTCTATACTTAATCTTCTCCTGTGTTGATGGGAGTACTAACTCATACTCTGGTGTTTTTAGTTGTGGTAATGCCATAATGTTTCATCCTCTATAATCTCCGAAGCACTGCCGGTATATTACTTAGTATCTGTCTTTCAACACCACTAGCAACAGTATCTATTACTCTGTTTGCGATGCTTGGTGCCTCTTCATTAATATCTAATGGTGTCCAATATCTAAATGACATGTTTACTGTAATTTTAAGATTTTCATTGTTTGATCCATAATTTAAATCACTTCCATTAATACTTTTTGGAAATACGTCCCATAGTTTAAGTCCGTATCTTCTCTGCTCTTGTTTGTCAAGGAGATATATCTCTATGAAACCAACATAGTCATCATAATATCCAACATTCCAAGTCTGAAGATTGAATGCATTTTTTTGCCATCTCTCAAAAAACACTCTTTCTTCTAAATCAGAACTGGCCTGAAATGACATAGCAACTTCTTCTGCATATGTTATGCCGTCAACAATATCTCTTGTTGGACCATAGATATTTGTGTCCTGTATCGTTGAAAGATTGATGCCTGGCAAGGTCACACTTTCGCAACGCAAAGATATATCCCTAGAGTTTAAAAGTGACTCTGTTCCCACTGATAAGTTTTGTAATTGAGAAGAAGCACCCAGTTTTCTACCGCGTGGTCCAAATAAGTTTACCTCATATCGATTTGGTGATGCGTATCCTTCGTTGGAGTGAAACGCAGATAAGATATCATTAAGAACACCTATTGCGGTTCCTTCAAAAAAATTCTGTCCTACAGCCATTAGACCATGCTCCTAGATTCTTTCCATACTTCCGCCGCAGATGCCTTCTTGAACCTCTGCACTGGAAGTAGTGTCGCAATAGTAAATTCGTCTGCGTCAATCCTGCGAAACTGTGACTTGACCTGTCCCGCAAGATATTTGTGAATCGTAGGGCGAATCAACCGCACATTCTTTAGTTTTTGATAATCAGCAACTATTCTTGTTGACTGATCAAATTTTGTGTTGTTTGAGAAATCTACAAGTCTGTCCAGTAACCTAATTCTTAGCGGTATCGGTAAGTAGTGTAGATTGATACCAAGAAACCCGTCTGGATAATTCTCAATAGGAAGCACTAAAGGAAATGTATCATAGTACGGAAGTGTCTTCTTAAACTTTGGGTCATAGATAAACATATTCAACCGTCCAAAGAATGGCCGTGTTGACTTTTTACCATCACGAATTAGGTCTAGTGCACTAGGGGTGCCAAGCTCTTTTATCTTATCTTTATACCACTCTGTGGAACGTGGGCGTTCCCCCACTGCTTGTTTTACAGACTGAATGTATTTGCTCTCTGCCATAGTATTATTTATACGAGATACCTAATTCGTCTTCGGTTAAAATCTTAAACTCTAGACCTCTATCGATACACCACTCATTTGCGTATTTCCACTTTGCAGAGTTCACACCCCATGTTTTGACTTCACTGATATACTTTCTTGTCTTGCGTTTGGGTTGTTTAGGTGGTTTGCACTGCACCTTGGGTTTGATCTCTATAATCATCTTCTTTACACCACCGTTGTGTTGTTTGACTTTGATATAGAAATCTGGAAAATATCTGTGGACACGGCCATCTAGAGGGGATAAATAAGGTATAATGATTTCTTCACTACCCCATTCTAGAATGTTTTCACTGGTATCACAGTATACCATGAACTTCCGTTCCCACAGAGAGCGGTAGACGATGTTGCGTGGATTGCCCTTATACTTTTTAGGGTTTGCTGGTGTATATCGACCTTTGTATGCCATTTGTTATAAATAATTTAAAGTATATAAGGATATTTAGACATGGCCCTTAGAGACGCATTCGTAAACATAGCACAAGGTGCCGCAACGGCCGCAGTAAACAGAGCAGTATCATCGACAGTTCAAGGGATTGCATCGGGACTTAGAGGGACAAATCCCACAAATGCCACTAGCGCTTTAGACTCAGTTATTCGAAGCACAGACACCATACTATCTTATCCAGAGGACGTATCTGTTGATGAGCAACAGGGACATTACGTTCTTTTTGCATTTAGAAAATTACAGCCTGGCAATTTAAAACCACCTAAGAAAACAAATCAAGAAAATCTAAAGAAAATCGAGGATGACTTTGATGATGATCTTGAAGCTGCAGTTCAAGGTGGTAGTCAAATTAGAGTTAGAAATAAACAATTTGCAACGGAAAGAACGATTACTGACGGTGCAAATAATAGGTCACTACAATCTGCTCGTCTTGCAAGCTCATTTATATCTCAAACAGTTGCCTTGTATATGCCTGCACAAATACAAACATCTTATGATATGAAGTATGGTGAATCAGAGGTTGGTATATTATCTGAGGGGGTTAAAGGTATAATTGACCGAGTTCAGGCTGGAGCAAGTCTTGCTGATGCAGTTAAAGGTGGCGCCAATGATGCCGGACAAGCATTTAAACAATTAGGTGTTAAAACTCTTGACACTGCTGCGCCAGGTGCAAGAACACTAATTGCACTTGAAACTGGGAAAATTATAACTCCTCGCATGGAGTTAATGTTTGAAGGTATAGGTCGTAGGTCTTTCTCATTTAGTTTTGTGTTCATACCCAAAAACGCAAGTGAATCAATAAAAATAAAACAAATTGTTGACGCATTTAAAATACACATGACACCTGAGTTTGCCGGACAAACTGGTGCAGGGATTAGTAGTCCAAGAGAGATGTCTATTCCTGATGTTTTTGACATTCACTACATGTATAAAGGAAGACCAAATCAATATCTCAACAAAATTAGTACTTGTTACTTGACTAAACTAGATGTTGGCTACGGTGGTGATAGGTTTACTGCATATGAGCCAGATGTGACAGGTTCTCCACCACCACAGAGAACAACTCTGACAATGAACTTCTCAGAAATAGAAATTCTTGATAAGGCAAGATTAAAAGAGGGATTCTGATGTACTTTAATACTTTCCCCCAAATACCATACGATAACTATGGAAACGGTGATTTTAGATTTGTGACAAACCTCTTACGAAGAGTTGCCCTTCGTATCAATATATCTCAGAATACATCATTCTTTGATACCTATGATGTAAAAGAAGGCGAAACGCCAGAGATGATAGCACATAAATTGTATGGCGAATCAGAGTATCATTGGGTTGTGTTGATGGTAAATGAGGTCGTAGATCGTTATCACCAATGGCCTATGAGTCGCCGTCAGTTTCTTGCACATCTCAGTGATAAGTACACCAATGTGGATGCTGTGCATCATTATGAGATTTCACAATCTTCTGGTGATACAAATATCAAAATCAACATAGGTACATCCAACACGGACCATCCGACCGCAACCGCGATTACAAACAGAGAGTATGAGCAAGAGCGTCAGGATAGTTTACGAAAAATAAGATTGCTTGATCCAGTGTATCTTGATGATTTTGTCACCGAATTTGAAACTCTTATGGAAGAGAGTAGTGTATAATGCCTGAGGGTGTCTTTCGTGCTGGTAATTTTGAACTAAGAGAACTTGTCCTAGTCGGGTCTTCTGGTGTAGAAGTTGATTTGTCAGCAGCCGTTATC